TACAATAGATGCTAACGATGAAACTTTAATAATTTATCGAGAATTATACCGTAAGGGGTTGACAGGAGCTGATTTAGGGACTATACTTACTAACATGGAATTGGAAGATCCTGTATCAGTTTCTGGAGTATTAGATACAGCAGCGTGGGCTAGAACAGGTACAACAGGCCCAACCGTAGGAGAATCTTTAGTTCGATCAGGACATAAACTACGACCTGCTGATAAAAATAGAATACAGGGGAAAATCCAAATTCACGAATACTTAAAAGTGCAACAAAACGGAAGGCCACGATTACAAATCTTTAATACATGCCCTAACCTGATACGTGAGCTTCAAAGTATTCCTTTAAGTAAAAACAATCCAGAAGACGTAGACACTCATGCGCCTGATCATGCGTATGATGCTTTGCGTTATCTGATCATGTCTAGACCTAGAATTTCAGATACATATGCACAACTTAGAAATCTACGTTTAGAACAAGCCTACCAACCTTCCGATAGTGAGTTTGGTTATTAATAATTATGTAGGAGAATACATATGGCAAATCCAGTAGTAGATATTAGAGATTCAGGACGAAGCACAGCAAGCATACATGATGTACGTGCTTTATCCGACAACAACTGTCATTCATGGACTTCTGTAACAACAGGAACAATAGCAGTAACAGATGATACTAATACAGATGTATCATTTACACAACCAGCCGATACGATTATTCGTAATCTTATTGCTATTCCAGCAGGTAACATTGTTACTGGAGGAAGCAGTGGTAATGATGTAGACTTTTCATTAGGAACAGCGGCTGGTGGTGGTCAACTTATTGCAACAGAAGCTATTCTTGATGACGGTGGTTCAGCCGTAACATGGACAGCTAATGCACCGTTGTATCTTATTCAGGATTCACATGGTCATGGAGCTAATGCTTTTGTCAGTACTAGCGTTACTGCTGGTGTAGTTGGTGGCCCTGCAACTTCAGAGGCTATTGTAATTGCAGGAACTTTGTATACTGCTGCTGCAAGAACACTACATGCAAGATTAACTCCAATCGGAGCAGACCTAGCAACGGCAGCAACTACAGTAACATTCTTAGTTGAGTTTCTGCATCTTGGTGTATTGCCTGATTAATGGTGGGGTACTTAGTTGCCTTCTATGAATCTTTACGGCCTAAAGGTAAAGTCTTTAGGCCATTCAATACCTTTGGAATAATTATTATTAGTCTAGCTGTTATGTTTTCACTAGTCTATTCAATCATAGGACTTATATGAAAAAAATTATAGCTTGGTGTATTAAACAATATGCTAACTTAGTAGAAAAACTTGGTATGGGTGTAGACAGCATGGCTTATGTATTGACAACTCATGCTTTTCGTATGTCTAAAAAAGCCAAGGCGTTAGCTGATGCCTGAAGATACTTTTTTAGAAAACACAGCCGATTCTGTTTTTTATGAAGATGTTGAAGGTGAGCATGGTAAAGAACTTAATCTTACATCTCAAATCAAATCTAACATAGTAGGTTTAATAGAAGATCGTTATAATACTGCAGTAGATGTTAGAGAAAATGATGAGGGACGATGGATTACTTCCTACCATAATTATCGTGGCTTATATCCTAAAAACGTAAGATTTAGAGAATCTGAAAAATCTAGAGTATTTATTAAGGTTACTAAAACTAAAGTACTGGCTGCTTTCGGACAGCTAGTTGATGTTATTTTTGGCACAGGCAAGTTTCCTATAGGCATAACTCATACTAAAATGCCTGAAGGTGTACAGGAATATGCTCATCTTGACAGAGATAATCCTACTCCTAGTATTGAGTCTACGCCCTATCAAGAAAACAAAGAACCAGAAAAAACACCTTTTGATGTAGGTTATGAAGGAGATGGTCGAACACTAGCTCCTGGTTCAACTATGAACAACATAACCTTTATTGAACAAGAAGGAGAAAAAGCTAATAAACTAGCTCCCGGCCCTTCACCAATACCTGATGTACCAGAAATAAAACCTGCTGAAGTAAAATCTAGACGTATGGAAAAGCTAATCCATGATCAAATTGAAGAATCAAACGGATCTAGTGAAATACGAAATGCTTTGTTTGAAGCTGCATTATTTGGTACAGGTATTGTCAAAGGCCCATTTAACTTTAATAAAACATTAAATCGTTGGACTCGTGATAAAGATGGTGAACGTACTTACGATCCTTTAGAAGTCAGAGTACCCCGAATAGAGTTTGTCTCTATATGGGATTTCTTTCCAGATCCGTCAGCAACTACTGTTGACGAATGTGAATACATTGTACATCGTCATAAATTAAACCGTTCTCAATTTAGAGCTTTAAAGCGTATGCCTTATTTTGATGAGGAGGCTATTCGTGATTGTTTAATCATGGGGCCAAACTACGAAGAAAAGGATTACGAAACAGAACTAAGAGATGATGCACATACAAGTGAACAAGGTTTAGGTCAGTTTGAGGTATTAGAGTATTGGGGTATCATGGATGCAGAGTATGCTCGTGAAGTTGATATGGACTTACCTGATGATGTAGACGAGCTATCTGAAGTGCAGATTAATGCATGGATTTGTAATGGTAAGTTATTACGTGCTGTTATTAATCCGTTCACACCCCATCGTATTCCATACCATGCGTTTTCTTACGAGCGTAATCCCTATAGTTTTTTTGGGATTGGTGTGGCAGAGAATATGGACGATTCACAAAAAATTATGAATGGTCATGCACGAATGGCAATTGATAATTTAGCCCTCTCAGGCTCACTGGTCTTTGATGTGGATGAATCTGCTCTTGTAGGGGGGCAGTCTATGGAAATATATCCTGGTAAGATATTTCGTAGACAAGCTGGAATGCCCGGAACGGCAATCAATGGCCTCAAGTTCCCTAATACCTCTAACGAAAACATGATGATGTTTGACAGATTTAGACAGCTTGCAGACGAGCAGACAGGTATACCTAGTTATTCACATGGACAAACAGGTGTACAAAGCATGACACGAACAGCTTCAGGGATGTCAATGCTACTAGGTGCAGCAAGTCTTAACATTAAAACTGTTGTGAAAAACTTAGATGATTTTCTTTTAAAGCCTTTAGGAGAAGCATACTTTCAATGGAACATGCAGTTTCTTGAACAAGACTTAGGTGTAGAAGGAGATTTAGAAGTAAAAGCTACAGGCACAAACAGCTTAATGCAAAAAGAAGTGCGAAGCCAACGGTTGACTATGTTCTTACAGACTGTACAGAATCCAGCCATTGCTCCGTTTGTTAAAGTGAATAAGCTAATTAGTGAACTTGCTTATAGTCTTGATTTAGATCCTGATGAGATCTTAAATGATCCAGAAGAAGCAGCACTAATGGCTCAGATAATAGGAATGCAAAATGCTGGACAACCAACAGGCCAAGAAGCTGCTCCCCCTAGTCAACAACCCGGAGCTATGGGAAGCCCTGAAGGAGTACCTCCTACACCTGAAGAACTTGGAGCTACAGGCACTGGTGGGGGCAACATCGGAACAGGAAATATACCGCAGCCAGGGGAAGGTGAATTTGCTGGTACGCCTAGAGCAGTTGAGGGATAGCGTCAACGCTAATAAAAATTAATAGGAATTTCTTATGCATGAGTCAAAAAAATCTAAAAAAGAAAAAAGTTTAATGGTAGCCATACCTGAGTCTGGCCCTTCTGTTGAAGTAAATATTTTTAATGATGACAAAAAACGTGAAGGTAAGTATGGTGGTGGCTCTTTAATGGCTAGGGAAAACTATGAAATGGGTGGTGGCCCTAAAAGTGATTTTGAAGGTCAAGGCAGTCCAGCTACTCCAGAAGCTTTAAAACAACGTGATGCTCGTGAAGCTGCTGTTGTAAAAGAAATACGTGATGAAGGATTAGATGATGAAGTTGTCTTGCGTACTAATGTAAAAGAAGATAGAAAGCAAGTACAAACAGTAATAAAGTTACTAGATAATCCTAAAGATTCACAAGAATATAAATTAGGTTTAGAAATAAAAGATAATTTTACTGACAATCAAACAAATATGTATAATGCTTTAACAGAAAAAACTAGAAAATTTTTAGGTGGTATGGCTGATGAACTTTTAGGACAAACAGATACTGTTAAAACACAAAAGGAAAAGAAACCAAATGTTGTGTCTTCTGCTCCTGATATGGAAACTATACATGCTATGGATCGAGCATCAACTACTCAAGGACAACAAGAACTTGAACAAGCATTTATTCAACCAGCTCGACCAATGATGCAAGAAGGTGGTATGGCTATGCCTTCTGAATTAATGCAACAGCCTATGCCTACAGAAGAAGCTCCTGTCGATACTTATCCTAATATACCCCCAGAAGAAATGGCAGAAGTCGAAGCTTCTCAACGTCCAGATAATGAGATGGAAGATGATTACCTAGACTTTATAGTAAGTGAATCTTTATCAGGACAAGAACAACAATATTTAATGGAAAATCTAGAAGCTGATCCACAACTAAGCAGTATTATTGATAAATTAGTATTAACTGCTTCAGAATTTACTGGTCAAGGGGAAGTAGACGGCCCTGGAACTGGTGTCTCAGATTCGATACCTGCAAGGTTATCGGACGGTGAGTTTGTAATCACCGAAAAAGCAACAAACCAACTTGGTGCTGACAATCTGCAAACAATGATGGATAACGCAGAACGTGCATATGATGGTGGGTTGCAAAAATACGCACTTGGTGGTGCTGTAGATGATACTGTACTAGGTGGAGCTGTGAAGGAGTTAGCTCCGTTAGCAGATGAAAAATCTATGTATGGAGATCAACGACAGCAAGCAGAACTCAATAAACAAATGATGTATGCTAACCGTATGCCAAGTATTGTAGGAACGTAATAAGGCTACCTAATTTATTAGCCCCTTATTAAAATTTAACCCCAAGGCTACCTTGTAGTATAAGCCCCTTAATTTTTTAAGGCTACCTTACAACGACAAGCCCCAACGGAGTAATGATGATGGAAGCAGAAAACATAGTAGAAGAACCGCAAGCAAATCCGTATAACGCTAAAAAAGATTGGGCAACCCCCATTCAAAGTAATACAGAGGATGCTAATGGACTTTTTTTTGAACACTCTCAGGCCACCTCAGACGAAGCCCCTGAAGAAACAGAAAAACCAAAACAAAAAAGAGCCAACTATAAAAAAAGATACGATGATTTAAAACGTCATCACGATAGTAAAATTGCTGAGTTTAAACAACGTGAGCAAGAGTTGCTGGCTACAAATCAGCCAACTTACCAAGCTCCAAGATCTGCAGAAGAACTTGAGGAGTTTAAACAGCAGTATCCAGATTTGTATGATACTGTTGAAACAATTGCACATTCTAGAAGTTCAGAGCAAGTAGAAGCACTTCAGAATCAAGTATCGGCTTTGCAAAAACGTGAGCAAGAAATTGTACAACGTGAAGCTATATCAGAATTGCAAAAACGACATCCTGACTTTGAAGAACTACGTAGCTCAGAAAATTTTCACGAGTGGGCAAAGCTTCAACCAGAAGATATACAAGATTGGATATATGCAAATCCAGATAATGCTGGATTAGCTAGTAGAGCTATTGATCTTTATAAAATGGAAAACGGTCTTCAAATTAATGTTCCGTCTAAATCATCCAAGCGTCCAGCTAAACAAGCATCTGCCGCAGATATGGTGTCTACTAAAACGACAACTGTTGATGCAGCACAACCTGCTAAAATTTGGACGCAGAGGGAAATCGCCTCAATGTCTATGACTGAATATGATAAACATGAACAAGAAATTGATCAGGCTATTCAGGAAGGCAGAGTGCGATAATTTGTCTTTTTATTTTTAGAGGAGTCTAAATAATGGCTTATAACCAATCAGATCAATATTTTGAACCAAGTACGGATACGAATGCCAACTTTGCGAATTCAGTATCTACTCAGGCTAATTCATACTTCCTACCTGCTATTTATAGCAAAAAGGTGCTTAACTTTTTTAGGAAAGCATCGGTAGCTGAAGCTATTACCAATACAGACTATGCTGGAGAGATCACGGCTTACGGAGATTCCGTCAAGGTAATCAAAGAGCCTGAAATCACAGTATACCAGTATGAAAGAGGAGCAGATGTAACGGCAACTAAACTAACAGATGCAGAAGTTAATTTGGTTGTTGACACAGCAAACGCTTTTAAGTTCATCGTAGATGACATTGAAACTAAGATGTCACACGTAAACTTTAAAGAAGTAGCGTCTTCTTCAGCAGCTTACGCATTGCGTGACGCTTATGATGAAGGTGTTATTGCTACTATGTTTGCAGGTGTATCAGCATCTAGCCCTAATCATATTCTTGGTTCTGATAACGCAACTGACCTAGCGGCTGGTACTTTTGATGGTACTGGTAACTTGGATATCGGTTTTGCTTCTGGCGAACACGACCCTATTGACGTACTGTCACATATGGCACGTTTGTTAGATGAGCAAAATGTACCTGAAGAGGGACGTTGGTTTCTAGCTAATCCTGAGTTTTATGAGCAGCTAGTACAAAGTTCTTCCAAGCTACTTTCGGTAGACTATAACGCTGGTCAAGGTTCTATTCGTAACGGTTTAGTATCGTCTGGAAAGCTACGTGGTTTTGACATGTACAAGACTAACAACATTGCATCTACCACCAATGCGGCTGGTAAGTGTCTTGCTGGTCATATGTCTTCAACATGTACAGCTCAGACTATTACTAGTACCGAAGTAATTCGTGACCCTGATAGCTTTGGTGACATCGTGCGTGGTTTGCACGTTTATGGATCTAAAGTAATGCGTGGCGAAGCTTTGGTATCTGCCTTTTACGGTATAGACTAAGCTATTTAGCTATGGGGGTCTATATGACCCCCTTTACTTTAAAGGATAAAAAGATGCCTGGAAATCAAATTGGAAGCGATAACAATCCAATGATGTTTAGAAAAACACTAGTGAGTAAAGAATCTCGTTTCCGTAAAGGCTTTGATAAAAATAGATATCAAGCTAATTATGATCGTGTATTTAAAAAAGGAGGTAATCGTGCCAGACAAAAATAAAAAGAGAGATATGTATATGGGTGGAGGATACTCTCGATCTATGATGAATAAAGGTGGTTATGCTTCTATTAAAGATATGGCTTTA